CGAACTGCCGTGATCGTCAGCGGGGAACCCACCGCCGCGCCGGACTCCACGGGTTGATACAAGACCGGCTCCCCGAACGTCTCCTGCATTATGGAGTTCGCTGCCGCGTCGATCGTGGGCCAGTCCGACATCAGAAGTCGTGGTTTAGCCGCACACGTACGGTTGGATCGCCCGTCAGACCGCCTGGTGCGTTCACTCCGCTCGGCGTGGTCAGCGCCGCAACCCCGATCTTTGTGTTGCTGGTTGCGGTCGAGGTGCACTCCTGGGACGAGTTGTTCCAGTAGACGTAATCGCCCTCGGCGAAGGTGCTCGTGTCCTTCGTGAGATCGAACACGCCTTCGGTGAGCACCTCGGAGCTGTCGCCACTGCTCTGGTTGTTGACCGCCACACCGAAAATGTGGCCAGTCCCGGTTACGAGCAAGCCACCACCCGACAGCACCGCGTACGGCGCAGTGACGGTGACGGTATCGCCTTTTTGAACGTAGTTTTTCATCTTGAGTTCTCCTTTTCCTTATGCGCCTGCGTTCTTTTGCAGCCCGCGATAGTCGATCGCAGCAGCCGCGAAGTCCATACGCGCTTTCATCTCGATTCCGTCCACCTCGAAGCCCTGGCGAGTCTCGAAGTACACGCCCGCTTGTCCTTCGAGGAAGCAGTACTCGATGGTGTCGATCTGCGTCGGATCGGCGACCATGTACCAGGCGGTAGTGCTCGCCGCGTCGAGGCGCGGTTCGACGATCGGCACCAAGCCTTGAATCCACTCGGGCACCACGCCGGTGACCTGATTGGCGGCCAACTGGATCGGGTAGATCAGTTGCAGCGCCAGCGTTTCGAGCGCGGCCGGAACCAGCAGATACCGAGGGATCAGATTCAACGGCGTGCCCTGCGGACCAGTCTGCGTGCGCATCTCGACGCGCCCGGCGGCGATTCCCGTCACCGGATTGGCCGCGCCGAGCGCTAATGCGCTGTTGGCGCCGGTCAGCAGGTTGTTGTGCGCGGTGGCGAACATCGCGGTGTTGTCCACCTGCATCACCTGATTGCCGGTGATGATGGCCCAGACCACATCCGACTGCTTGCGCGCGGCGGCCACGCCGAGCACCGCCGGAATCCGCGTGAACGCCTGCAGGTCGTCGTTGATGATGGTCTTGCGGGTCAGCGCCACGACCCCGCCATACGTCGCGAGCGAGTAGTTCTGGTTCGTGTCGGTGAGCGTCAGACGCGTGTACTCGCCCTTTTCATTCAAAGGCCGCAGCGCGGGCGAGTCCGACAATTGCACGCGGTTGATCGGTTTGAAGTCGGGCGCGGTGACCTGGCGGCAGAACGGTTTGAAGGTCTGCGGGTACGCTTCATAGGACTGCCGCAGCGTCTTGTTGGCGACATTCGCCAGGATCGACGGGAAGTCGCTGGTGGACTCTGCGCCGCCGCCGAAGATCTCTACCTTGCCGTCGTACTGGATCAACGCCTTGGTCGCGATGGTCATCTTGTCCATGCCGCGCGTGTTGACGCCGCGCAGTTCCAGGCTCTCGCGCGCCATCTCCAGGAGCGAGAAGCCGACGTACTCGCGCCCCATCTCCTCTGCACGCCGCTGCATCTCGGAACCGCCGCCGGGAAGAAACTCCATCTCTCCCGCGAACGACCGGCGCTTCTGCATGTAGAACTGCGGATTGCAGCGCAGCACCAGAGCTTCCTGCATGCACGCAAGGCGCGTCTCGTTGGCGTCGCGCGTGATCACAACCTCGCTTCGCGGCTGGAACTCGCGGCCCTCGCGAGTCTGGTTCGCACGCGCCGCTAGCTCGTCCTGGATCTTCGCGCGAGCCGCGTCGACCGTCACACCTCCATCAATCAGCCCATCGATGAACTGTTGCGGAACACCGTACTTCAGCATCGGCGCGCCAATCATGCGGATCTCCGAAGCTCCGGCGAACCGCAGCTTCGCGTCCTCGATCGAGACGCCCGCTGTCACCAGAGAAGCTGCGAGTTTCTCCAACTTGAAACCGGCGCCCAACGACGTGATCTCACTCACGCGATGCCGCTCCAGCCTCGTTCCCTCGGCGCGCGCCGCGTCGAGCACTACTTGATCATTGCGGGCATCTCCGCCCGCTTGAGTCGTCGTTTCCATAACGATGGTCTCCTTAGTTGGGCGAGTTGCCCGGGTTCGATCCGCGGCTTTAGCTGACAAAGGCGTCGCGGACAAAAACGTGGTGGTGAAATCCGCCGGTACGTTGACCGCCGAAATCTCAAATGGCTCCCAATCGGTCGCCGTGAAAACATTGCTGGTCGCGCCGTTGCTGGCGTCCTGTGGTTCCTTGGCGTAGAGCCAGGTGCCGAAGCTGAGGCTCCGAATAATTCCAGACTGGATTCCTGACCAGACCAAGTCGCTGGTTGCGTCCTGACCTTCCGGCCGGAACTTCAACGTCGCCATCCCCTTCGGGCCATCGGCCCAAGCCTTCTGGACAACGCCGATCTGCGCGCGTGTCCCAGCCTTGTTCGCCATCACCGAGCGAACGTCGGTCCCGCTCATGTGGTTGTCGAACACCGGTGCGCCGTTGTTCAGCCGGTCCAGCCGCGCCCCGGCCATGTCCAGTTGCAGCATGTACTCATCGCCGGTGTCGGGATCGGTCCTGGGGACGGTCGCACCGCCGTACCAGACCACATCGACGGTCCGCTCGTCAGCGTCGAGCGTGGTCGGAACGAACGAGATCTCGTCGTCGTTCGCGGCGAAGTACTCGCCTCGCGGTTCGCTCATTGGTTTTCTCCTGTTGGTTCTACGTGAGGTACATCCGCGTGGGGGAATCCCATCGTGCACTGTTGGAAGCGCCAGCCACGAGCAGTTCCTTGATCATTCCGAGGTCCTCCTCGGAGAGCTTGGCCGACTGATTGGTCGGCCTCGGAGCGCCCGGCACGGCTTTGCTTGTCGGCGTTCGTTCCTCGGTTGCGGCGGGCTGCTCCTGGCCGCGCAGAGTCATGTTGCGCGGATCGCAGTCGAGGATGATTTCGTACTTATCCATCAGCTTGTTGAACAGAGCGATCTGTTCGATCTGGGCATTGGGATCGAAGCCGTTGGCCACCACCGCTTCGAACCATGTCACGCGCCCGATGCGAATGTCCTTCAGCGCAGCCTCGGCATCCTTCACCGGGTCCACCGATTCAAATCGGGGCGCAGTCCACTGCGTGCCGTACAGGTTGATCTTCGGATCGGTGACGGCCTTCGCCGGGACCTTCCCCAGCAACACGAGTGTGTCGATCACGCGCCGACGCACCGGCATGCAGAACATCGGAATCAGAGTCAGCCACCGGTATCCTTCGATGGTGTTGCGGAACCCCAACTGGCCGCCGCGCCAGCTCGAATAGTTGACCAGCGAGAGGTCGCCCGCCAGCATCTCGTAGGGAATCCCCAGGCCCGCCGCGATCCCCTGCAGTTCCGTCATCTTGTATTCGCGATAGCCGCCCGCCACCGGCGGATTGTTGAACTTCACATCCTCGCCCGGCTTCAAGTAAGCGGTCATGCCGGGTTGAAACGACTCGACCGGATTCCGCGTCAACGGATCTTTCCCCTGAATGCCCAGCGTCGAGCCATCGATCCCCTCCGGTTGCGTGACCATCGCCACGACGCAGGCTTCGATCTTCTTGCGCACGCGCTCCGCATCGGCGTAGTCATCGAGATCGCGTAGCGCCATCATCACCGGATGCAGCCACGGAATGCCGCGCACCTGGCCGGGCCGCAGCACGCGATACGTGTGCAGCACCTGCTCGGCGGGAATCGGCTGGCTCAGGATGCCGCCGCGCGGGTTCAAAATCAGAACGCCGCCGGGATGATACGTGTACAGCCAGTACGCGGACCGCCGACCGAGCAGATCGAACTCGACGCCCTGCATGATGTGGCCATTCACCGTCCCCATCGTTTTGGTCTGGTCGAGAAAGTCGGCCTCCAGGATCTGAAGCTGAAGCGGTACGCGCAGGTTGTCCTTCGCCAGGCGCGGCCGGAACCGTAGGATGGCCTCGCCGCTCTCGGCGGCCGTGCGCATGATCAGCGACTGCATCCCATAAAAATCCAACCGTTGCGGCGTATCGCAGTTCTCTACGAAGTACGGCCACTCGGCATCGATGATGCGATCGAGCCCTGCGTCGCCCGTCTTCGCCTGCGGCACGATGCCGGTCCCGACCGTGTTGCCGGCCAACTCCTCAATCGCCTTCGACGCATACGGATTATTGCGGATCAGGTCGCGGCTCCGGTTGCGGAGCCACACCAGCGACCCCATCAACTCGACGTTGGCGTCGGTCGATGGAGCGTACCAACCGTAAGCGCGCCGTCCCGCGCTCGCCCCGTCGTAGGAGAAGCGCGACGCGTGCCGCTCGAGGTAACCCTCGGTCAGCTCCAGCGCCATGCGCGCCTGTGTTCGCCGCAGCCCGTAACGAGGCGCAACGAAGTTGATGGCGCGGTCGAGAACGTTCATTCGGCTGCCGTGTAAACAGTTTCCCTATACGTCTTCTGCGAGCGAACCGCCTTCACCTCGACGGCCTTAAACACCTTCTCGAAGTTCGGGCACATTGGATTCGAGCAGGTGAACAGGCCCTGCTCGTTCAGCACGAGCACCGGCGACCCGCAGTCGCACTGGATCACCGAAGGACTGATGCGCATTCGCTTTGCTTCGTTTGGGACGGCCACTTGCGTACCACGCCTGCCCTCGCAATATCCTTTGGACCGATTAGCCCTGCCCAAGTGTCATCGTGATCGACGTCGGCCGGCGGTCGCCTTGAAACCAGACTGGTTCAACTTCGCCCGCTTTTTTTCGAGCGCTCGGCAACTTATAATACGGCAACCTGCCTTCGTGCAGTAAATTAAAGCAAACAGAAGGTCTTCTTGATGGATGACGAAGAGATCATAACTGAAGAACGCGTTTCTCTGACCGATCACGCACTCCGACGCTTATCCGTGGAAGAATTTCTGGTTGACTTTCTCGGCGGCCTCATTCCTGGGGTTCTTTTCTTCGCAGCCGCAGCGGTTGTTGTTTTTCCTGTCATGCACGCAGTCCTTCGTCAAGAGGGGAGGACAAATCATCCCGATCTAGAAGGTGCTGCTTTAGCGACAATAGCCGCAACAAAGGATACACCGAACGCCTTGTGGTTCGCCATTTTGATCGTCGCGTTGCTGGTCTCATACGTCGTGGGCCATCTTTTCTATAGACATGACCCGAACGGCCCGGACCGTCGCAGCTTCCGATGGCTGGCGCGAAGGCGCCAATATCGAAAAACAGACTTGGCGGTTCAGCCGGTCAAGAAATGGCTATGGCTAGTCTTTTGTCCTTGGAAACTAGATCGGAAGGAAGTCCTTCGCGAGGAGTTGGCTTGCGAAAATTGGGAGGAATGCCAGTTTCCCTATCCTCATTATGATGAGTACTTGAAGAAGCGCGGTCTCAATCACTTGCTTCCTTGGGCTGTCTGGACTTCTCAGCCTGATCACAGGACAAAGAACTACATCAATCGCTTAAAAATACTTCTTCGCCAGCGCCATCCGGATAAGTGCGCATCAATCGTCCGGAATGAAGCTCATGTTCGATTGGCCACTTCGACTTGGTATGTTTCTGGGACACTTCTTGCTCTTTCAGTGGGCGGCCTGGGGAGCCTGCTTACTTTGGCGATAGTGAGGATGCGTTCACAGCCAACCCCACTCTCGGCAGTGCTGCTCGGCGAATATCTACCTGCAAGCTCTTGCTGTTTTGCGGTTTTGCTGTTCGCATTGTATGCGCGCATTTCGATTGCACAGTTCCTGCATTATCAACGAATGCGTGAAGTGTACTACGTTTTAGAGACGGCACTCACGGCGCTCCATAGAGCCCCAGGGAGTGCACCCCATGCGAAACCGCATTCACATGGAGCCTAGCAGGCAAACCGTCGAGAGTGGCCTCGGATATTGGTTGCTTCACCAGGTCATTTTGAACCACAATGCCCGATCGTCGGAAATGAGGTGCTGAAGCCAAGCCATCACCACTGCTCCCACGGCGGGAACCCCGCCACGTGGGGACCGTCCCCACGCCGGTGTTCCGCGAGCGTCGACTTGCTGGTCTTCTGAGCACTGGCCTCCCGGATGGCGTCTTCGGTTTCGGCGATGGCCTTCCGAATGTCATCAACGGTTCGATACTGCACCTCGCGCCCATCGGGAAAGCGCGCGCGCAGCGTCGGGTTGCCAAGCGCCATGTACAGCGCGTTCAAGTTTGAAGTCAGTTGCGCGACGGTCAGAGTGGTGAGCGCCATCAGAACCAGTTCCTCCGTGGGACCCACGGCTCGGGAGCTGTCCGCTCAATGAACGCGGGTGGCACGGTCTCGGTCGGTGCCTGCGGATGCGGCTCCCGCTGCGACACGACCGGCTTCGACTCAGCGCGTCGACCACCCGCCATCTGCGCGAACTTGTCACAGTGTGCGCCCAGCCGCAAGCCGCTCGCGTACAGCGCGTACAGCGCCGCGTAGGCGTACACCCGGCAGTCCAGCGCTTCGTTTCTCGCGCCAGCGGCCTTCTTCCATTCCTGCTTCGGGAAGCCGTTGTGATAGCGCGTGAATTTCCTCTCGGCCGTCAATTGCTCGAAGTACTCCAACTCGCGCCCGAGGGGAAAGTGACAGAATCCCGGCCCCGGCTCCTGGATCTTCAGGCGGTCATAAATCGCCGTCTTCGCGGCGTCGACCCCGACCATGAAGAACGGTGTCTGGTTCTTCCGGCTCGGCTTACGAGGCCAGATCGGAGTCTGACCGGGCCGTCCTTTCACCGCGTATACGCGTCGCGCATAGCGGTCGCGCGTGAACCGAAGAACCAGCGCGTCCTTGAATCCACAGTCGATCGCCGCCGCAACCACGCGCATGCCCAGGCCAGACTCGTGCATGCACTCGGAAGTGAGCAGTCCCTCCAGGTGATCCCAGACCTCGTTGCGCATAATGTCGCCGGGGATCACGTGATAGGCAATCGACCACGACTCCTCATCGCGCCCCCATCCGACGAGCTCCACCTCGAGCCGATCCGCCTGGACGTCCACGCCGGCCGTAATCAACGCCGCGCCCTCCGGCGCCTCGGACTCGAATGGCTCGCAGCGATTCCACAGCGCCCGCTCGTCCATAGGAGTCTCGTGCTTCTCTTCCCACAGTTCGGCGAGCACCGTGTTCACGAACGCCTTGAGCGTCTCAGGCGATTTCTTCGCCGCAAGGAACTCAACAGCAATCGATCCCCAACTCCGCTTCGGCGAGATCAGCTGCGAGACGCGGAACCCAGGAATCGGCGACGAAGGATTCTGCGCGCGATACTCGCCGTGCTCCACCATCCGCGCTTTCTCATGGTGCGGGATCAGTTCGTGGCATCCAGCGCAGCGATACGCCGCTTCTTCCGGTTTCCCTTCGGGCCACACAAGTCCAGGCCCGGTGCCGTCGCCGAGCACCAGCACCTGGAAGTAACCGCACTTTGGACATGCCACGAAGTAATCGCGCTGGTCGCTTTCAAGCCACGCGAGTTCGATCCGGCTGATGCCCTTGATCGTCGGCGTCGACGCCATGACGATCTTCTTGTTGTGCGCGAACTCGGAGGTGCGCTGGATCGCCAGCGACACCGGATCGCCTTCTGTGCCCGCGCTCGCCGGATAGCGATCCACCTCATCGAGGAGCGCATACCGGATCGGCCGCATCGCAAGGCCGGAGGGTGAGATCGCCCCTGTGAAAGTGATGTGCCCTTCCCCGTTCGCGAGTACCTTGTGCAGCGTGGTGTTGTTCGAATCGCGCGACTTGGCCGGCGCGATCTTGCCGTGCAGCGAAGGCGTGGAGCGGAACATCGGAGCGACGCGGTCCTTCGAGAGCGCCTTGGCATCCTCGGTACGCGGCTCGACCACCAGCACCGGCCCCGGATCAACGTCGGCAATGAAGCCGATGAAGTTCAGCAGCACTTCCGTCTTCAGAAGCTGCGCCGCCGAAAGCAGCACGACCTGCCGGCACGGATGCGCAGGACTGAGCACCTCCATCGGCTCGCGCTGATACGGCCGCGTGTGCCACTGTCCGCGCTCGGCCGCCGCGCCACCGGTGAGCACACGATTCTCGTCGGCCCACTTCGCGACCGTGATGTCGCGCGGCGGCAGCATCGCCGCGGCGCCCACTTCGTGAATCGAAAACGGCTGCATGTTCAAAGGCCCGCGTCCGCGACCGACTTGCTTACCTTCCGCAACAAGGCTGTAATCTCAGCTCCCAGCATTCGATGAATCGTTTTCTCGTCGTCCACAGCCGCCAGCATCGGAGCCAGGCGATCCGGCATCGCCATCAGTCCGTCCTTGACGATCGCGGAGAACGTGGCCGCGTATTCCGAAGCGCGTGCCGCGTCGATCAACTTTCCGGCGCGCTCCTTGTAATCCAGTTCAGCCGTCCGCGCCTGGAAACTCTCCTTGACCGCTCGTGCCCGCAGGTACGCGGTGACCGGATCTCCTGTGGGCGTCGGAGACTCATGCATCGGAAGCCGCTCCGGCGGGGCAGCAGCTTCACGGACTGTCTGCCCGGCGAAGGTGTTCTTCGACCACTCCCGGTTGGCGCGCTCCGCATCGATGGTCCCATCGGGTAGCTTCGTGATCCGCTTGGTGGCGATGGCCTTCTGAACAGCGGTCAGGCTGCATCCGCGCGCCTTTGCGTAAGTCCGTAAAGAGATGCCCATTCGACGAAGATTCGCCTTGCTTTCCGGTTCAAACGGAGTGATGAATCGTGGTGCGCGAAGACGCGCAAGCGATTGAATAGAAAGGTATAACCACCATGAAAAACCACGAAGCCACCGAAACCACCCAAGCCGCCGCCGTTGCGGAACTGGGCGCGCCCGTCGCGCCGGAGAAGGCGTCCCCGAAGAAGGCTGCCACCCAGAAGAAGGGTGCGCCCAAGGGCCAGCAAAAGGCCAAGGGTGCCAAAGCCAAAACCGCCGCGCCGAAGAAGGCAGCCAAGGCCACGAAGAAGACCGCCAAGCCCGAACGCAAGGCCGCCGCCCCTCGCGCCGAGAGCAAGGGCGCGAAAATCCTGGACATGATCGCCCGCGCCAAGGGCGCGACCCTTGCCGAGATCATGAAGGCCACGGACTGGCAGGCCCATAGCGTGCGCGGGTTCATCTCCACCGCCGGGAAAAAGCACAACGTCAAGATCGAATCCTCGAAGAACGACGCGGGCGACCGCGTTTACAAAACCGCCAAGTAGAAACTTCCCGCCACCGATGCCGCCGCCGGGTTCAACGATCCGGCGGCGGTTCTGCTTCCAGAATCCTCAGTTCCGCCGACCAGTCCGATAGCGCCATGCACAGGCCCTCGACGTCCGGGTGCCCGGCGATCAACAGCGCTTCAACCTCGGCGATCTCCGCGCGGCACCGGGCCACCTCACGCTGCCACTGCTCCATTCATGTCGTAGTGTTCATTCTTTCGGCTTTCACTTGCTCAAACGTCCGACCATCGCCATCGAGCGTTGCTTCTTGGCCGGTGAGCCGCTGCCATCGCTCAACCACGACATCGACGTATTTCGGATCGAGCTCCAGCCCGTAGCAGACGCGCTCGGTCAGTTCAGCCGCGGCGAGTGTAGTGCCGCTGCCGAGAAACGGTTCGTACACTAATTCGCCGAGCCTGGTGTGATTCAGAATCGGTCGCCGCATCAGCGCGACGGGTTTCTGCGTCGGATGATCGAGCTTCTCCTCATCCGACCCACCCATAATAAATTTCGGCGACGGCGAATCCCAGATGGTAGAGTTCTCGCCGGGCTTCCCGTACCACGGCGCGTTCTTCTTTCGGACGTACCAACAGGGCTCGTGCTGGAACCAGTAGTGCGTTCTCGTGAGCACAGTCCGTCCCTTGTTCCAGATGATCTGCTGGTGATGTAGAAAGCCAATTCGCAGCAAGCCATCGAGAACCTCGCGCGTGAACTTTGATGCGTGCCAGACGTAGGCCACCTCGAGGCTCGGCACCAGCGCGAAGGCTTCCGACCAATCCGCGCGCGTGTCGCCCGAGATTTCCGTTTGCGTGTGACCCTCAGTCCGGTGCTTCATGTAGCTCGCCTCGGCGGGTCCGCAACCATTCAGCCCGGCGCGATCGCGCCACTCGGAATCAAGCTCAATTCCATAGGGAGGGTCCGTCACCATCAGGAACGGTTTGCGATCACCGAGCAACCGGGCCACCGCCTCGGGGCTGGTAGAATTGCCGCAGAGGACGCGGTGTTGACGACGCGGATCGCCGCAGAGCCACAGGTCGCCGAGCCGGGTGACGGGCGCGACCGGCGGCAGCGAAACCAGATCCTCTTCCCCGCTCGTTTCCTCGGCTGGGAACAGGTAGGCGTTAAGTTCATCCTGATCGAATCCTGTTAAGGCAAGATCGAAGTCGCTGTCCAGTTCTTGGATGCTCTGAAGTTCCGGCCCGATCAGATCCAGATCCCAAGTCGCTTCGTCGTGGGACCGGTTGTCCATCAGCCGGTACGCCTTCACCTGGCCGGGCGTGAGATCGAGCGCGACGTGCACGGGAACCTCGGTCATCGCCATCGACTGGGCGGCCAGCAGACGGACGTGGCCGACGATAATCACGCCGTCGGCATCGACCACGATCGGCTGACGCCACCCAAAGGCTCGAATGGAGGAAGCGACCTTCTCAACTGCCGACGCAGGAATCACCCGGGCATTGTTCGGATACGGAGTGACTCGGCCAATCAGCCACCACTCGACGGCGAACGCCGGGGACTCCGGTTTGGTTTGATTGGGGCGGCGCATGGGTGACAACTTCAACGGGGGTGACAACCTGGTAAAATCAAGCCCGATCTCGAAGAATCAATGCTTTAAGAGCAGGGTGACAACCTGAAAATCGGCTGCTAACTAGGCAGACTGCGCCGCCATTCGACCCGCGGCCGCCGCCTCCAAAGTCAGGTCCCTGAAATGGCCCGCCGCCATGCCGGGGACGCTACCCGTTCGCGCCCGTGTGGCCCGTGTCGCGCCGTCTGGCTCGGGGTTGGCTGGTTGGGCCACTGAGTTCGTCGGGCGCGCCTGGCCGCCACGGAACGCGCCCCGCATCCGGGCGATATGCCGCGCACCTATTTGTCGTCGGGCCTTCACGGAACTATACAATCCGCAACCACTTGCAGGAAGACGCCGCGGGTCGCAACCGGCATGCCGTCGTCGTCCCGTCCATCTACCCGGCGAAGCCTCCAGCACTGCTGGCCGCTGTCGAGCTTTTGAAGGAAGCTATATCGCGTGCCCGCTTGCGCGTGGGTCTCGACCGGGTTTCCGCCGTCCTCCTGGCAAAGCCAGATTGCCCGCAGCTGTTTCTTCCGCCCGTATGAAGCCTTCACGTATCCACCAGCCACCAGCCGCTCCGCTGCCTCGAGCGTTCGGAATCCAAGCGATCGGCCATCAGCCGCGTAGAACGGGATCTGGTCAGGAGCTTTCATCGGGGCACACTTCGGATAACGCAAGGAAGGGAGAGAGTTTTGCGAGAGTCCCGTCTCTCGGTATTACCTTTGGAGTGATCCTACGGAGGGTGCGCTTTGCGCTAGCCTATCGAACCGGACCTTCACCGTAAATATACGCAGCGCGTGGAAAAAGTGTAAACCGCACGCGAATCGCTTTTTCGTTCTTCCGTACCCGGCCGCCCGCTGCCGCATCAACCTGATGGGCTGACGGGTCTGACGGCACTTCTTCAAAAACTCGGTAGTGGGTCAGTTTGAAAAATCTCGCGCGGAGTTTGGCCGGCGGATTGCCTTACTTCGGAACGCTGAAGATTGCGATCCGGTTGGTGCCAATGTTGATGGTTTCGAGTAGTGTTCCGACGAACACCCGCTTTCTCCCGGTCACTTTAGCAAGCCTCCAGCCGGTTCCCTTAGTCATCCGTTCGCCCTTCTTCGCCTTCTGCCCCTTGATAGTAATTTCGCTCGCCATTTGAATTAGGTCTCCAATAGAATTGTTGCAAAACAGAATCCAGCAATCGTATCACGTGCCGATGGTCTGGCGTCTGCCTGCACGTCCACACTTTCGGCCTGCCCCACAGCGATATCCTTGGATAGTATCCAAGGAGAAATCCGTGACGATTATTGCGGGGTTCCATGTTCAAAACGGCATCCTTCTAGCTGCCGACACGATGTACACAGGGGGAACCAAAGTCCACCAGCCGAAACTCTTTGGTTACACACTTAACGCGAATACCATTGAGTCTTGCTCGCTCGTATTCGCATTGGCGGGGCATGAGAATTACGGAAAAATGGCCATCGACGATTGCGTCGAGGAAATTCTGGGGTGCGAGCCAAAGCATCGAACGATGAAGGCGATTAAAAAGGCGCTCCGTAAGGCGGTCAAGGCGATCAATGATGAATACGTAGACACCCGTACGGACCCTGCCGAGAAAGAGGCGGCCAAGTTTGATCTAATCATTGGGGCGTGGCTGCCCCTTGCTGGTGGCCTCCAGATGTTTAAGAGCAGCGGCCCTGCCGTCCTCCCGGCGGGGCTGTATCATTGCGCGGGAATCGGCGCGTATCTGGGAGATTACTTGATGCGCAACGTCGTCAGCCAGTCAATGAATCTAAAAGCTGCTGCGCTTCTAGCGATACAAGCGCTTGGTGCTGCAAAGACGTACGATTCAAATTGCGGGGGCGATACCCAGTTCATGACAATCTCCCCAGGTGGAGGACTAAGCCCCGTTGTTCCCTACACAATTCATAATTCGGAGTCGTACATCTCGCAATTCGAGTCATTCTCCCGCAGGCTTTTGTTCAACGTTGGCGATGCAGATATGAGCGATGCTGATTTCGAAGCATGGCTAACAGCTTTCACTGATCACGTGAGGGTAATTAGGAGACTATGGAAAGGCCAAGGCTGGGCTGAACTGAATCAGCAACTCGCCAAACTTAGGGCAACAGCGCCACCAAATCCTCCACAGCCCACAAGCGATCAGTAATACCCGCTGCCATCGCAGGCGAGACCCTGAGGGTCTGATGCTGCCTTACGTAGTTGTAGTACATCGTGTGAATCGCGACAGTCGCGATGTGATTCTCAAGCTTCTTTGAAAAGGCGTTTGTTAAACGCGTGAAGCGGCGCATCGACATTCTCATTGTGAGGTTCTGGCGCTCGATATAGCTGGTGCTGATGTGGCGCGGCTCGGGCTTGCCGCTAATTGCCTTTGGCTCACAGCCAATGCACGTTGCGGGGCTGTAGCGCTTCTGTGGTTCCGCTGATTCTCCGTAAACCTTAATCAGCATGGCATAATCGATTTGCTCTCCGAATGCAGCGTCAACAGCGGTGAGATAGAGCTTGAGGCCGTCGGTAGTAAGTTGCACCCGATTCTTGAGACGGCCTGCGAGGTCCTGAATAAACTGGGTTGCGGTCGCCGGGTCACGTTTACCAATTAGCCACGAACAGATAAGTTTCGAGTCGGCATCAATTGCGACAAAGGTCCAAGCATCGCCGCAAAACTTCTCAGCGGACATTGCCGGAGTGACATTCTTTTCCTTAGCCGCAATAAACGACCAAAGTTCGTCGCACTGAATCCGCTTGGCATTCAGGTTCACCAAGTTTTTATCAAGGTAGTCCGCACAAGCCGCGCCGAGTTCCACCAGCAGCTTCGCGATTGTGTTTTTCGATGCTCCCGTCATGCGGACGGTAGAGCGAATCGAGCAGCCTTCAACTAGGGCGGTTACGATCTGCACTCGCTTGTCTTTGGCTAGCTTGTTCATACTCTTATTCTAGCTCAGTCAAGCATGAAAGGTCAAGTAGAAAATGCAGGAAAAATCAGCGGCGGAGAATTACGCTTGCGTGGATCTGTCTAGCTATCTGAAGAGGAGTGCGGAGCTTTTGTGCGCGCTGTTGCGTTTCGCAAGAAGTCGCGAAGAAACGCAAGTGAGTCAGGGCCCCGAGGAACGGATTGAGTCAACGCCACGTCTGTCTTCTTGAGTTCTATCTCGAAGTCCTCTTTCGTTAGATTGAGGCGCGTCGTTACGAGCCGTTCCAGGGTGGCTATGCGAACGGTAGTGGCCTGAATCCAGAGGTACAGATCACCGATAAGGCCAGCGATTTCCTTATCTGTAGGATTCATTTTTTCTCCCACCGCGTCTTTGCCGCTTTAGCCGCGATCTGGGAGCGCTTGCGCGGTCCAAGCGCAGCGGCGCGGGCGATACCACCCTTGAGGCCACCGAGACGGCCTAGGGCTACGGCGTGCGGATTCTTGGATGGATCTACTGGCTTGGCGTCTTCCCGTGGATCGTACTTTGGGGCTTGGCCGGTGGCTTCTTGGATTATCTGGTAGGCGAGCTGGTTAGGGTCGCGGGGGCGTTTGCTTGAGCGCTCGGACATGATGCCTCCAGTATGGCAAGCCCCACACCGAAGTCAAGATGTGGAAATTTCAAACTGACCCACTACCAAAAACTCCTATATGCGCGCGTGATGAACTAGTTTTTGAAAACAAGTCGTCAGACCCGTCAGTTTTCCCTCAACCCATCAGCCACGGGGTTGCTCGTCGTGGGAGCGAAGTCCGATGCCGATGTACACCGCGCCACGCTCTGAGTGGATTTTCGCGAAGCCACGATCCGTGAGCTTCGTCCCGAAGGCCGTAGAGGTTAACGGCGATCGTTCGCCGCCATCCGTGGCCCACTGCTTGTAATCGGTGTACAAGGCGGTCGCGCTCGCCCGGCACTCGTCGCCCGCAACGCAGCGCTCTTGGATGAACCGCCCGAGTTGGTCCATGTCTTCCCGCCACTGATCTTTCGCAGCCTCGACCTCCGCAGGTTTCCCAATTCCCTCGGCATACCAGAGCCGCGCGCCGTCAACCGCCCAGGCAAGAATCCCTTCGGCTTCAGTCAGCAGTTTGCCGGGAAGCTCCTTATCGATCTGCTCTTTGGGAATCGTCACCGTGAACGGAATCGGGTGCAGCCGGTTGAATGTTGCTTTGTCGTCCACGTCGCGGATCGTGGGCTTGCGGTTGGTGTCCATCCACAGTTTGTGCGTTTCGACGAACTCGATCGGGTTCTCGTACTTTCGTGTCGCCTTGATTTTGCCCATCCCCTGCGTGATGCGCTTCAGCTTCCCTTGCGCGAGCCGCTGCCCCTCTTCGGTTTCGGAAGTCTGGACGAAGCGCGCTCCCCGCAGGTCCGCGAGGTCGGCTTGGGTGTTATTCGACTCCTGCCGCACCATGAGCGTGTCTACCTGAAGCAGAACACTATATTCCTCGACAAGATTACGGAACGTGCTGAGCATGGTGCTCTTGCCGTTGTCTCCGGTGCCGAACGGAATGAAGACGGCCTTCTCGATCGTCGTGCCGGTGAGCGAGTAACCCAGTGCCCGCCGAAGGTAAGCCACCAGGCGTCGTGAACGATCGCTATCAGCGTCCGATGCATCCGGGCCGCCGCCCAACACCTGCGCGAGGAACGTCAGCCATTGCGGGCACGCCGCCGACGGAGTGTATCTGTACCGCACGAGTTTGGTAATGAGGTCCGAACGCCGGTGTTCGCGCATCTCGCCGGTTCGCAGATCCACCGTGCCGTTTAGGAAATTCAGCGCGAACGGGTCCGTATCAAGTTCGGCTGGACGCGCGTAGATTTCACATTCCGCCATCGACAGCATGCTGCTGATGCGGCGGGCGTCGAGTGATGAACGCGCGAACTTCTCAGCTTTCTCGTTAGTGCCCCGGTCAATGGCCTGCTTCAGAAATTCGAGCATCGTCATCTTCGCAAGGCGGCGCGTCTGATCGGTGTCATCGACGGCCCAGCGCATGCCGTCCCAAACCAGCCATTTCTTGAAGGCGTGGCAATATTTCAGATCCTCGCCGTAGAGCGCAATCAGGCGCTCAGCGTTGCCATGATCGTTGTAGAGATACGACAGGAGATCAGGCACATCGCCGGCATGCTCTGGCTCTTGAAACCGCTGGACGAATGTGTCGATGTCAGCCTCGTCGCGGATTTCATTCGTCATGCTGTCGTCGCCAGTCCTTTTTCGACCAGCTCGATCAGCTCAAGTTCACCGTGCCCTCTTTCGAACCACTCAGTGACGTCTTTCGCGCTTTCGAGTTCCAGAATGACGAGTCGTGTCACGCGGCCGAGCAGGGCGCGGGCAATTCGTGCGGCCCGCTCGCGACCCGGCCTATCGTTATCGGGGATCAGAATCACTTCGCGTCCAGCGAGCGCCTCGGTGAATTCAGGCAGCCATGGTACTTCAGCGCCTCCGGCGTTAGTTGTTGCGACGAAGCCCTGGCCCCGCAGGGTCTCCACGTCCTTTTCCCCCTCCACGACGAAGACAATGGGCGCCTCGACGATTTCCCGCAAATGATAGAGCACCTGTCGTTTGCTCTTCTTATTGATCCAGCCGCCGTGGCCGTCGGATCGTCGCTGGAAGAAGCCCTTCGGCTGGGTGCGCACCACCTGATAAAGCACGTTGCCGGCTTCATCCACGTAGTCGTAGGTGGCTACGATTGCCCGGCGTTGGTTCGCCGAGCGCTCCGGCCAGAGCCCCTTGGCCTTCAAAGCTGCGATCACGTCGCGTTGTGTGCATCCCGCGTGGCAGTGCAGCAACACTTTGCCGTCGCCTTCTCTGATACTTAGGCTGGGGTTGCGATCATCGTGTGCGGGGCATCTTGCCATCCAGCTGGAGCCGGAACGACGGGCTTCGAGAGCGTGCGCGATGGAAGCGGCGGTCATGACCGGCAACTTCTGGCGGCGAAATAGTTCGGCCCGATGCCTGCCGCGACGAGAGCTTCTCGGATCTGGTGTTTCCGCCGGCTGATCATCTGCCGGGAACACCCGACTACGACGGCGGCATCAACTACGGAGAACCAGGACAATGCAAATGCTGTTTCGCGAACAATCTGGGGTAGCGATGCCATGGCGCGTTCGAGGTCGATACGGAATTGGTGGATCGAAACGGAGGTGGGACCTGCATCCGGCACTGGGAGTTCGCGCCGCTGGCGTCCCTGTGCGAGGCGGTATCGCAGCATGGATGTCAACTCCTTGTCCATCAGGCGCGAGGCAAACGTTTGGAGCGACGCCCTCTCGGCGTCGAACTTTGGCCAGCGGGCAATGAACGTCAGAACGAGTTGGCTTTCGACATCCTCGCGCTCATCAGTGGCCAAGCGGCAGCGATGCACGAACGCACGCGCCTTCCGTCCTGCGAGATGTCGAATGGCCGGGAGCGCCTGGTCCAGAGTGACGTCAGCCACGACGGCCCCCTTCGCTCCGCCCGCCAGCGAGTTCGATTTCCATCGAGAATGGAAGGCCATGCCGGACTTCGAGCGTGCGGATCTCTCCGGAGTCCACCTCGCGCACATAGGAAAAGAACTCCGCAAGCTGCTGCCGAAGCTCCAACGCGCCGTCAAGCGGTTTACCTGTTGTCGCGGCCGTCCCGAACTTGACGTACCGAACCGTGACGGGGGGCGGAGTTAGAACCAACTCGCCGCCGCGGATCTGGAGGTGCTCAAAGAGCCCAAAGCCGAGATGTTGCATCGCCGCGATGAACCCCACTTCGGACGGCCGCAGATTCTGGATGGCGATGGAGGAGGTCATCTCGCCGCCCCCGCCTGGAGAGCTGTTGGGGGCTGATGTGCGATGATCCACGCGTCAACGTCCTCGGGTCGATACCGGACCAGTGCGCCGATCTTGAGGTACTGAGGGCCTCGTCTTTGGCTGCGCCACTTTCTCAGCGTCAGAACGCTGATCGAGCAAGAGTCCGCCACTTCGTGTTCATTCAGGAGTCGCTGTTGTGTGTTGAGCTTCATCTCGATTCTTGCTGCGGGGTGTTTCCCGCAACCTCTACATCGAGAATGCCCGAGACAGGTTTTTCTGGATACGAACTTACGCGGAAGTAATCAGGAAGAAAACTGGAAGCTTAACGACGGGCGGCCCGCTTCAGGGATGGCGGCAATTCCCCACGAAGGAGTTGATCACTGGTCAAACCCATGCTCGTAGCCATCGCCTCGAAATTCGACCTGCGCATCTCTCCGGTGGTTCGAAAACTGCGCACGGTTCGGTCTGTCGTATTGAATTGATTGCCAAACTGCGTGTCCGTGAGCTTCGTGTGTTCCAGGTAATCTGTCACCACCCTGAGGGCCTCTGCGCTCCCGAGGGTTCGGGACATCCGCTTTCTCGGTGCCTTTTTGCGCAACTCAGCGCGATCGCCAACCACGGTGGCAGCAGCGATCTCCAGAGTTGACACGTCAACGGCGACGCCAGAACCCTCAAGGCTCACGAGTTCGGACAGAGTCCGAGTCGGGATGGACGTTGTCGGGTTGAAGCCGGACGGAAGGCGGTGCGGCACCAAAAGAACTGGAGCCGGCGACTGCTGTAGGCGCGAACACTGGCCCAGCAGTTGAATACCATCCGGCCAACACAGTCCGCACATAAGAAAGAGTTCCCAATACGTGTCAGCGATCCGCCTTCGGCCGAGTAGCCACAAGCGGGACGGGACCAGTGTCGACGGTTTCGACGTGAGGCCAGCGGTTTTTCTGATCAAGGTCGCGATCTGGTCGAAATCAGCTTCCCAACGATGGAGATCGGCTGGGGCCAAAGGGATGCGACCGATCTCCGGGCAGAGATAGTAGGGTTCGCCAGGCTTGCGTGGATCGTGAATGACCTCGACTGGATGAGGCGTTCCGCAGTCCCCGCAGATAAGTGCGGTTGCATCTGATGTTCGTCGGAGCAAGCCGAGACTGATGACGGCGTCGCGTTGAGCGGGTAGCCACTCTGCGAGTTCGGAAGCGATCAGGACGTGGTTGCGGAGCTCCGCCCGTCGCCAGACAAGATCGAGAGCGTCACTCACGCTCAATTCCCCATGGCTTGAGGTGCTGCTTGATAATCGCGTGCTCGACGACCTGATCCTTGAGAGGGCACGAATTAGGTGAAATGTTGAAACTCACCGTTTTCGGCCTTGGCTTGCCCTGGATAAAGGTGACCTTCAGTTTCACCTGATCAACCCGCAGGTCGTCTAGCCGCCAATTGTTTGTGTTCAGCGCGTCCTCGATCAGTGTGTGAATGCTTGCGCCATTGGAGTATGGGAGTAGTTCCAGCGTGACCCTGCCCGTATGCTTGTCGGGGACCGACACCTGCATTGTGCGGATTGTGACGCTGAAGATACCAGCTCCCGCTTCTGTCGGGAAACTGAAAGAAGGGTCCTTCAGGTGATCGAGATAAAACGCAACGCCCGTCGGTGATTGCATCGAAAGATCTTCGGCTAATGCGGTCGAGGCAAAGATTCGTTCGAGGTCGCGTCGCAACTGCTTGGTGCCTTCGGCATAGAGCTCCAGGTGGCCGCGGCTCTCGTCGTACCGGAATACGACGTCAAATGCTGGCGTCTGCGGCCGCCGTCTCATCTTCCCATCCTCGTCGAAACCCGCAAATGTGTCCGGGTAGTCGGAAAGGTACACGATGAAGTAGTGAACGGAGCCGTGCCGGCGGAGGTCGAAGTCGTGGTAGTGCCCCCGTCCCTGGTTCTCGACATAGTAGTCCGACACCGCCTGTCTCAGAGCCATCCGCGCCTCGGGAGTGATGTTCGGAGGCTTCTTGGGAAGATCGTGCCGGCGATGCCAGTACCGCGTGAGATTGTCCGCATAATTCAGCTGACTGGCAACCTGGAACACTCCCGGGTATTCGAGCAGTGTGTGAAACGCCTTCTCTGTGTGGCTGGGAAGCGCTGCCAACTCCGCGACCAGATCTCTGCCGTGGAATCCCCCCTCTGCGATGATGACTTGAACACCCTGTTTGGTCGCAAGGCCGGCGACGTTTAGGAAATCCGCCCCGATTGTCTCTCGCGCGGTTGCCGGTAGCGCTTGCCAAGCCGCGTAAACGGCTTCGTAATCGTCCTCTTTCAAGCTATCCCAGGGCAACTCACTGAGAACGCCGCGGCGATCGAAATACTGCCGAAGCATTGGAAAAGGAACAAGCAGGAGGAACTTTCGTGGATTGTACTCGATTCTCATGACACCCTCGCGACCCGGTTGAAAGCCGGATGCTGAGCGCGGGGTCCGCGGCGCCCGGTCTTGCTGAACATCTTTGCTGAGAGTCGAGTGGGCTGATCCGCTGCCGCCGAGCGCCTTCGCGCCCAACGCAAATTTCCCAGTTGCCACGGCAACGGCGACGCGTGCCGAGCAGTGAGGAGCGAAACGGCCTCCGCATCCTCTGGGCTTCCCAGTCGAGATCGTTAATTCCCCGCGCTGGTGAACAACTCCCTCAGCTATTTACTTGCAATACAACCTCAAACCGAAATAGTCGAGAACACGAACCAAACGCTGCCGCCGGGGGAGGAATGCGGCAGATGCTCGATCAGGCCCACCACCCGGCTGCGGGCGCGAAGGCCTATACTTAATGCTATCAAAACAACAAGATGCCGTCGAATTGTTTGGTGGGATCTCGTCCAGGTCTGGGCCGGAGGATGCTCACTTGAGCTGGTCTGGCAATGACCCTGCACCTCCCGTGGACGCAGCTCGATTGAACGGAACCGTATGGAGATTATCGACAATATTAACCGTTTGCTCGGTGACGATCTCAAGCAGTCGATCCGGGCCGGTGCCAAGGTCAGAATCGCGGCCTCGTGTTTTTCGATCTACGCCTTTGAAGCACTCAAAACGGAACTCGAGGCGATCGACTCCCTGCAGTTCATCTTCACGGCTCCAACGTTCGTTCCCAGCGAGGTCACGGACAAGGTCCGAAAGGAACACCGCGAATTCCACATCCCCAAGCTTGAACGGGAGCGCGGCTTCTATGGCAGCGAATTTGAAATCCGCCTGAAGAACAAGCTCACCCAGCGCGCTATTGCCAGGGAGTGCGCGGAGTGGATGCGCCGCAAGACCGCCTTCCGCTCCAATCGCGGCAAAGCTCCCATGCAACAGTTTGCCTGCCTGGAGGGGACGGGCACGGACGCAGTGTACATGCCACTCCACGGCTTTACCGCTGTGGACCTCGGCTACCAACAAGGCAACGCCGTCTCGAACATGGTCAACAAGATGGACGAGCCGTCCGTCGCCGCCACGTACATCAGCCTGTTCGATCAAATTTGGAGCGACGAGGAAAAGCTCAAGGACGTCACCGGCCTGATCTGCGAGCACATCGCGGCGGTGTATCAGGAAAACCCGCCGCAGCGCATCTACTTCCTGATGCTCTA